AACACAGACAAGCAGACCAATGGTACTGATCCATCTTACACAACGCTGCCAAACAGCGCCCGTACAGATGGCAACGTGCGCACATTCACTGAAACCATTTTGAAAAATGTGATTCAGAAAGTGTGGACTGCTGGTGGCACACCTAAGATTTTGATGTGCGGTCCTGTTAACAAACAGCGCGTATCAGGTTTCTCTGGTATTGCTTCCAGCCGTTTCAACATTGATGGTGGTGCAAAGCCTGCCACATTGGTCGGTGCAGTTGACATTTATGTCTCTGACTTTGGCAATGTGCAAGTGATTGCAAACCGCTTCCAGCGTGAGCGCGATGCATGGGTGATCGATCCTGACTACGCCAAGATGACAGTGCTGCGCCCTTACCAGCAAGTCGAATTGGCCAAGACTGGCGATGCTGAAAAGCGTATGCTGATCGTTGAGTGGGGTCACAAAGTGTTGGCGGAAAATGCCCATGGTCTGGCAGCAGACTTGGTTACTTCTTAATCGAAGGTAAATGGAAAGGGCCGAGGAAACTTGGCCCTTTTTTTAAAATGATTCACAAAAGACTATTTAGCGAAAACAAAGATCAAGGCATCAAACGAATCTGGCATGAAAACCCAGAAACTGGCGATGTGACCATTGAGACCCAACAAGATGTCACAGCGGTGATTGAGGCCAACAAGGCCATCTATAACGCTGTGGATGAGAAAGCCAACTGGACTGGTGAATGGCACTTGGTGGCATCCATCCCCGAATCCCTTTATTACAAGATGAAGGCCGAGGGCAAGATCGATGACCAGGAGTACATGAAGCGCTGGCTCAACGACAGCGACAACCAATTTTTTAGAACTAGACCTGGGAAAGTATGAACTACATTGCAGTCTGCACACCGGCCCGTGATCAGGTACATACCAATTACACATATTGCATGGTCAATATGGTGGCGTATCACACACTCAACACCACAGACGCTATCAGTCTGAAATTGATGCAAGGCACGATCATCCAAAACCAAAGGGCTGACCTTTGCTTGGATGCCATGAAAGAGGGCTGCACACACATACTCTTCATTGACTCGGACATGACGTTTCCACAGGACATGGTCGGCAAGCTGCTGGCCCATGACAAGCACATTGTGGCCGCCAACTGCGCACGCAGAAGAATGCCAACTGGACCGACTGCCCAAAACTATGACGAGAATGGCAAACGAATCCCCGTCTACACCATGCCAGAATCCACCGGATTGGAAGAGGTGGGAAGCATTGGAACGGGCATAATGCTGATCAAGCGCGAGGTGTTTGAGGGCATGAGTGAGCCATGGTTTGATATGCCTTGGCAAACGACACGGGGCTACATGGGAGAAGATGTGTTCTTTTGTAAGAAAGCGCAAGAGCTTGGCTACAAAGTCTACATCGACCATGATGTCTCAAAGGAAATTGGCCACATTGGCACGTTTGAATTTCGCCATGAACACACTTGGATTGTGAAAGAGGAAATGGAAAAAGAGGCCCAATAATGGCACTGACTACATACACAGAGCTGAAGACATCCATTGGTGATTGGCTTAACCGAGCCGACCTGACTTCTGTCATTCCTGACTTTATCTCTCTGGCCGAGGCACAAGTGGAACGTACACTGCGCACTAGGCAGATGATCGTCAGGGCCAATGCGTCTTTTGACGCGCAGTATGGCGCTGTGCCAAGTGACTTCTTGGAGACCAAATCCCTCAAGCTCACAAGCACAAACCCCCAGACCCCATTGCAGTTTTTGAGCATTGATGCCTTGGACAATGAGGCATCCAATTACACGGCCAGCGGCAAGCCAAGATTCTTTGGCGTGGTCGGTGGTCAATTCAGAATTGTCCCGACACCTGATGCCACTTACACGACCGAGCTGACCTATTACGCAAAGTTGACAAAGTTATCAAGCAGTGTGGCCACCAACTGGCTTTTGACTGCAAACCCCGACATTTATCTGTATGGCGCGCTATTACAGGCTGCACCATACTTGCAAGATGATGCGAGAATCCAGACATGGGCAACACTCTATGAGCGAGCCTTGAATGATTCACAAACTGCCGATGATCGCGGTGCATCTTCTGGTGGTGCGTTGCTGACCCGTGCAAAGACTTTTGGATAAGGACTAGACCATGTCATCTTTTACCGACTTTACAGAAAGCCTAGTTTTAACCTGGCTCCTGACCAATGGCAGCGCCACACGCCCCACGGCTTGGTATGTTGGCCTATTCACGGCTGCACCCAGTGACACGGGTGGCGGCACTGAGGTCTCAGGCAACGCCTATGCGCGAGTGGCCACCGGCACAATGACCATCTCTGGCACAAGCCCCACAAACGCAACCAACGCAGCGGCCATCGAGTTTGCAGCTGCAAGCGGTGGAAACTGGGGATCAATTGGCTGGGCAGGCATCTTTGATGCATCTACTGGCGGGAATCTTTTAGCCTGGGCAGCATTGACCACAGCACGCACCATCAATGATGGCGATGTGCTGCGCATCCCAGCTGGCGACCTTGATGTCACATTGACATGACATGGCTGCCTACGGCTCTGGCTATTATGGAGGTGGCAATTACTCTTATGGCGTAAGCCTTGGAGCTGCCACCTTTGCCGCATCTAGCACTGCGGCATTTTCAGCAAAACGCATCTGCATAGGTGCGTTTTCTGTTTCTGCTTCTAGCACAGAGACAGTCGCGGCCAATGTCGTCAAGACGGCATCTTTCTCGGTTTCAGCATCTAGCAGTGCGACAGCAGCTGCACAACGTGTGGCCAATGCCTCGGCAACGGCCTCTAGCACCAGCTCCATGGCCGCAAGCGCTTTGCGCTATGCCATAGGTGCATCGACACTCGCGGCAAGCTCTAGCGTCAGCATTGCGGCCACACGGGTGGCCATTGGGGCATTTGCATCGGTCGATACCAGCGCCATGTCGGTCAACGGGGTCAGAGTCCCACTGGTCCAAATCCTGATTGAAGACTTTGCCACGATGACAGTGGCCACCAGCGTGATCGTTAACCAGTCGGTGCTGATTGCAGCCGAGTCTGGCATGAGCGTGAACGCGATCAGGAGAAGCAACGCTGCCATCAATTTCACTTGCCAGTCATCCATGACGATTGCTGGCAATCTAAAATGGGTGGCAGAAAGTGATACGGCTGAAACTTGGAATGCGATCTCTGACAATGCAGAGACCTGGACACCGATCACAGACACATCAGAAACATGGACCGCAATTAGTGACAGCAGTGAAAGTTGGACACCAATTGCGGATAATAGCGAAACTTGGCAAATAGCCGCATAGGGGTAGAAAATGGCAGATACAACCACAACGAATCTATTGTTGACCAAACCAGAAGTCGGTGCATCCACTGACACCTGGGGAACAAAGATCAACACCGATCTGGATTCAATTGACGCATTGTTTGATGCAGGCCCATTGCTCAAGGTCACAAAGGGTGGCACTGGTGTTGGCACAAGCACCGGCACTGGCAACAATGTTTTGTCTGCCAGCCCGACACTGACAGGTACTGTTGCTGCGGCAGCTGCGACACTGTCCGGAAATCTAACCCTCTCAGGAGGCACAGCCAACGGAGTAACCTATCTCAATGGTTCAAAGGTTCTGACAAGTGGCTCTGCGCTAGTCTTTGATGGCACTAATCTAGGCTTGGGAGTTACTCCGAATGCTTGGGATAGCACATACAAAGCCATTCAAGTTGGTGCTAGGTCAATGTTCTATGGCATTGGCTCAGAAGCAAACATGGCAAACAATGCTTACTACAACGCTGGCTATAAGTATGTTGCAACTTCTGCTGCTGGTTTGTACACGATTGATGCCAATGTCCACAAGTGGTATTCAGCCGCATCAGGCACAGCAGGAAACGCTATCACCTTTACTCAGGCGATGACTTTGGATGCCGCTGGAGGCTTAAAAACACTAAACACAATTGGAGTTGGAAACGCAACACCATCCACAAGCGGTGCTGGCATCACATTCCCCGCAACTCAATCAGCATCATCAGACGCTAATACGCTAGATGATTATGAGGAGGGGACTTGGACACCAAACTCTGGTGGTACAGCCACATACACAACACAAAATGGAACTTACACAAAAATTGGTAATAAAGTCACAGTGCATTTTGTATTTCAAGTAAATTTAATTCTGACTGGTTCTGCAAACAGTATTCTTGGACTTCCATTTACTGCGTCAGCTAGTGCTGGTTCGCAAAGTGGTCATATGTCTTATGCAACTGGTTTAACTAGCAATCAGATATTTATTGGCGGATATGTTTCTGCTAGTGGAACAACATTTGCCACTACTAGTTCTGGTGCGGCTGCAAGTTCTATTACTACAAACAACATTATTGGTAACGGAACACTTTTAATCGGTGATATTACATATTTTGTATAAGGAAAAATCATGCTTACTAAAACCACAACTGTTGACCAAATCACAGTAACCGAAAACGGCATCGTTCTCTATCGTGAAGCAACACGCATCATGGAAGATGGCAATCAAATTAGCCAAACCTACCATCGTTCAAGCCTTACACCCGCACAAGACCTGACAGGCGTTCCCGCTAATGTTGTTGCAATCTGCAATGCGGCTTGGACTGCTGAAGTGGTTGCGGCTTATCAGGCAGAGCAAGCACGAATTGCGGCTGAACTTGAAGCACAACGATTGGCTGCTGAAGCTGCACAGGCTGCGGCTGAATCCGCATCTGCCTAATCATGGATGCCGACACAGATAAGCGCCTAGCGGTGCATGAAGCGATCTGTGCCGAGCGATATAACTCTATCGCCAACACTTTAAAGGATGGCGACAGACGCATGACCAAGATTGAATATTTGCTTTATGCAGCAATCTTGGCCGTCTTGCTTGGACCAGGGGTGGCTGCCGAATTCGTCAAGAAGATTTTCGGGCTATGAAAGACTGGGCCGTGGCATTCATTGCTGCGGCCTTACTGACGGCCACCATCATTTGGTGCTTTACTGTCATCATTTTGTTTTGGCCATGATCTATGCTCTGGTCCTATTAGCAGCCACTGCCGAATATCGATGCACCAGGTGGTCTTGGACCGGTGATGTCTACAATCGGAGGGTTGTTTGTCTCAAGTGGGAGAAGAGGAAATGATCGATCCAATCACGGCCCTAGCAGGGATACAAAGCGCCATCAGCATGGTCAAGAAGGCTGCGGGTGTGGCCCAAGACTTAGGCTCACTTGCGCCAATGATTGGGAAATTATTTGACGCAAAGAGCGTGGCCACAAAGGCCATGCTTCAAGCCAAACAGTCTGGCAAAGGCTCGAACATGGGAACGGCCCTCCAGATCGAGATGGCCTTGGAGCAGGCCAGAGCATTTGAGGAAGAGCTAAAAATGCTTTTCATGCAGACCGGCAAGATTGATGTCTGGAACAAGATCAAGGCCAGACAGGCTGAGATGGACCTTGCTGATGCCAAAGAACTGAGCGCTTTAAAGAAGGCAGAGAAAGCAGCCAAGGCCAAAGAAGATGAAATGAATGAGCTGGCCATGATCATTGGCGGTGTGGCTTTTGTCTTGTTTCTGGTGTTCATTGGAGTCAATGAATTGATGGAATTTTGTGCAACGACTCGCAGATGTGGTGGCAGATGAATGAGTATCAGAAGACCTTTGATATGTGCCTCAAGATATTCATTTACAGGTGTGTGGCGCTTTACTTTTTAGGTTTTCTCAAGTTTCTGCCTGATGACTTATCTGACAGAATTGTCAATTTACTGCTTGGAAAGGTGGGGCTTGGAAAATGAAAATCACGGCTTACCAGATCAATGCCAATATGCTGAGAGAGGCCCAGAGGGTGATGCATCAGCAGAATCTAAAGCAGCTGGAGATTTTGAACAAGCAGGCAGAACTGGCGCATAAGACCAAAGAGATTAAGACACAATGGGTCAAACCTAATTCTGTGGATGTATACACATGAAATATCTGCTTGCAATTTCTTTGATAATGCTCACTGGCTGCGAAGAAAAATATCGCTATAAGTGCCAGAATCCTGACCAATTTCACGCGCCAGAGTGCCAAAAGCCTAGATGTATGTTTACCCAGACTTGCCCTGAGTATTTAGTCGCACCAATCTTGGAGAAAAAAGTTGACGAAGTTAAACCTAACAACTGAAGAGATCGAGGTCAGGGTCTGGAGCATTGTGGTGCTTGCTGTCACCCTGATTCTTTTCTTTATCGTGATTGCTCTTTTGTACTCTGTGACCTTTGTGACCCAGCCTATCAAGAGCATGGCCCCGATTGACCAGGCTTACACCAAGATGCTGAACGATATCGTTCTATTGATTGTGGGTGGCATTGGCGGTGTGATCGGAAAACGGGCAATGACTTCTAGGCAGCAGCCACCACCCATGAGCCAGCCAATGTGCCAGCCCATGCAAGGCCAGTATGGATACAGCAACAACCACGGGTTCAATGCCACCACCAACGGCATCCCCAGTCAGCCATTTGGCGCTATGCCCAAGTGGACCAATCCAGAATTAGACGAGTCTTGGACACCTGGTCCACCACCAGACACGCCACCAGAGCATCTTGAAGATGACCATGAGCGCGAACAACTGGCAGCGGCCAGACAGGAGACAGACTGATGTTTGGCATCCCACTACCCTATATCGCCCTGGCAATCGGCATTGCCTTGTTTGGCTCTTACCGAGGTGGCTATCACTTTGGCTGGCAAGACAGGGACAATGACATGAAGATTGCCATTGCCCAAAAGAATGATGAAGCCAGAGCGAAAGAGAAAGAGCTTGGCGAGAAGATGCAAGATCAGGAAACGAAACTCAGAAAGGCCCAAGATGATGTCAAGAAAAAGCAGTCTGCTATGCATGAGCTTGCTAGGACTGGCCGGCTGCGGCTCCCAGCCCCAAGTTGTCCACAAGCCAATGCAAGTGCCACCATTACCACTGGAGATACACAACCCAGCCAGTCCGATGCAAGCGAATCTGAGCGACAGACTATTGCAGCTCTTATCGACATCGCAGCCGAAGGAGACAAAGCTATCACCAAGCTCAACGCCTGCACCAGCGCCTACGAAGAAGTAAGGAGACTTGTCAATGGTCAATAGTCAGCAGCTCCAGCAACTGCACATTGGTCCAGAGTGGGTCGATGCGCTTAATGAGACTTTCCAGCGCTTTGACATTTCAACGCCATTGCGCCAGGCTGCCTTTATTGGCCAGTGTGGCCATGAGTGCGGGAACTTCAGAATCCTTGAAGAGAACTTGAATTACAGGGCAGAGGCTTTGCAAAAGCTCTGGCCAAGGCGCTTTGATGCGGCCAAGGCCCAAGCCTGCGCTAGAAACCCAAAGCTCATTGCCAACACTGTCTACAGTGGCCGCATGGGTAACAGGGATGAGGCCAGTGGCGATGGGTATCGTTTCCGAGGCCGTGGGTGCATCCAGCTCACAGGGTCTGCGAACTACCACCACGCTGGTCAGGCGCTGGGTGTGGACCTGATCATGCAGCCAGAGCTGGTGGCCACGCCCCAGTATGCTGCGCTGACTGCCGGATGGTTTTGGGATGTCCAGAAACTCAACCAGTATGCGGATACCCAAGACTATAAGACCATGACCAAAAAGATCAATGGCGGCTTTATTGGCCTTGATGACCGGATCAAGCACATCAACCATGCACTGTCTGTCCTGACATAATTAGACATGGCCACCAAACAGCAACAACTTGAAACCCCATCCATACCGAGTCTGGGATACCCACCAGATGCGTATGAGAGGAGGCATTTCAACGAAAACAATGGTGCGCTCAATAACTTTTTCAGAAAGTTGACCACAAACCTTGGCTCATTGTTTGGACCAAAAGGCGGCAAGTTTATGAATAACCCCTATGGGGCATTTCAAAGCACTGTGGACCAGACGGCAGCAGCGGCCAACACGGCCTACGCCATGACACTGAATACCATCGACTACGCCAATGGCGTGAGTGTCGCAAGCAATTCACGCATCACAGTGCTTGACGCTGGCATTTGGAATTTGCAGTGGTCTGGCCAGTTTGAAAACACCGACTCTCAGGACCATGACGTAAGGGTCTGGCTCAAGATCAATGGGACTGTGGTCACTGGCTCAACTGGATTTTTTGCAGTCCCAAGCAAGCATGGCTCAGTCAATGGCCATGCCTTGGTCGGCTGGAATTACTTTTTGAGTCTTAACGCAAATGATTATGTCGAGCTTTGGTGGGAGACTGACAGCACTATGGTGACAATTCAGACCTATGCTGCATCAGGAAATTACCCCTCAACGGCATCACTTATTGCGACAATGACATTTGTGTCAAACCTACCAACATAATTGCCATCATGTACATCCCACTCAAATTACCCCCAGGCATCTACAGAAACGGGACTGAGTACCAAGCGGCAGGCCGCTGGTATGACGCAAACCTTGTGCGCTGGTACGAGAACACTTTGCGGCCCATGGGTGGCTGGAGAAAACGAGCTGCTGGCCAGATGTCTGGCTCATGCCGAGGATTTATCACTTGGCGCGATAACAGTGCCAACCGATGGATTGCGGCTGGTACGCATACCAAACTGTATGCCATGAATGAGGCCGGAACACTGAAAGACATTACGCCCACCAGTTTTACAACTGGTTCTGCCAGTGGGACAGCCACGACAGGCTATGGCTACAGCACCTATGGCACATTGGCCTATGGCACGGCACGACCAGACACTGGAACAATTACCCCAGCTACCACATGGTCCATGGACACTTGGGGTGAGTATTTGGTGGCTTGCTCCAATGCCGATGGCAAGCTCTATGAGTGGCAATTAGGTTTCACGACCCCGACACTGGCAGTGGCCATTACCAACGCGCCAACTGGCAACAAGGCATTACTGGTCACGCAAGAGCGAATTCTCTTTGCACTTGGTGCTGGTGGAAACCCAAGAAAAGTGCAGTGGTGCGACCAAGAAAATAACACCACTTGGACACCGGCAGCCACTAATCAGGCTGGCGACTATGAGCTGGCAACGCCTGGCACGCTGATGGCCGGCAAGCGCGTCAAGGGTGTCAACCTACTGTTTACAGACATAGATGTCCACACGGCAAATTATGTTGGCGCGCCATTTGTCTATGGCTTTGAGAAGGCCGGAAGCGGCTGCGGCCTGATCTCGGCCCAAGCTGTGGCGGCCATTGACACTGCTGCCATTTGGATGAGTAAGTCTGGCTTTTGGATTTATGACGGCTATGTCAAGCCACTGCCAAGCGATGTGTCAGACTATGTCTTTGGCAATATGAACTTTAACCAGGCATCCAAAGTCTATGCTGTTCACAATAGTCAGTTTGGTGAGATTTGGTGGTATTACCCAAGCAGCTCAAGCAATGAGAATGACAGCTATGTCACTTATAACTACCGCGAAAACCACTGGAACATAGGCTCATTGGCCAGAACTGCTGGCACTGATGCCGGAGTGTTTGTGAGTCCATTGATGGTCTCAACTGATGGTTACATCTACGAGCATGAGGTCGGTTTTGCTTATGACAGCGCCAGCCTTTATGCTGAAAGTGGCCCAGTGCAGCTTGGCAATGGCGACAACATCATGTCGGTCAGGCAAGTAGTCCCAGACGAGCAGACCTTGGGTGAGGCGGTGGTTTCATTCAAAACCCGAAATTACCCGACTGGCACACAGTCCACATTTGGGCCATACACGGCAGCCAACCCGACCGATGTCCGGTTCGCAGCGCGTCAGGTCAATGTGAAGGTGACTGGTAACACTTTGGCCGACTGGCGAATTGGGGTGATGAGGCTTGAGGCCATCCCGTCTGGAAAGCGATGAGCGACCAAGAACATTTGGACAGGCTGCGCCACCATGTGGAGGCTGCCTTAGAATATAGTGGAGGCACACATAATTTTGACGATGTCGCTGAGATGGTTGAGGATCACAGATTACAGCTGTGGCCGGCCAAGGACTCGGTGGTGTTAACTGAGATCATTGTCTATCCGCAGCTAAAGAATTTGCATTATTTTCTGGCTGGTGGCGACCTAGATGAACTCTCACGGATGCGACCATTGATCGAATCCTGGGGCAAGTCTGTTGGCTGCACCAGGGTGACTCTAGCAGGCCGAAGAGGCTGGTCAGAGACATTTTTGAAAGACGAAGGGTACAAACCGAAATGGGCTGTACTTGCAAAGGAACTTTAGGGGATAAATATGGCCACAAATACAGAACAATTTTTAGCATATTTGCAGACTCCTGGTCTGACAGATGCGCAAATTGCGGGTGAGGCAAATCGATTAGCCGTTACAGCTCCTCAAATATCGCAGCTGACTGGTGTTCCACTTGCACAAGTGCAGTCTAGGCTTGCCATGCCCACCAATACAGTCGGTGGCACAACGGCTGGCGGTGGTGGCGGTGGTGGTGGTGCAACAACCCCAACATTTGGCACATCCCAAGAGACTGCCTTTTTTAACTTTTTGCAAACGCCTGGTCTAACCGACAAACAAATTGCCAATGAATTTAATCGTCTTGGATTAACTGCGCAGCAGGCTTCAAGCATGACTGGCGTACCAGTTGGCGAGATCACTGCGCGACTGAATCTAATTTCAACGCAAACGGCTGCTGACGCTAAAGCGGCTGCTGATGCTACGGCATTGGCCAATTCGCAAGCTGCTTTGAATGCGGCCAATGCAGAAGCGGCAAGACTGGCTGGTTTAAATAAAACAACAACAGGAAACCAAGCCAACTTTGCGACATTCACAAACTGGCTCAAGTCCACTCCAGGCTTAACCGACACACAAATTGCTGCCGAAATGAATCGTCTTGGCATTACGACTGGCCAAGTGTCTGGCCTGACTGGTGTGTCAGAAACTGATGTCGGAAATCGTTTTCGGGCGACTGCACCATTTTCAAATGCCACACAAGGCTTTGCGCAGAACTTCAACAATTACCAGTCAATCCCCATTGGCGCTCAATATAACCCTGGCGTGACAGCCGGTGGTGCATCCCCATACTCTCAGGTCATGTCACAGATGAGGCCCGTAGGCAACCCCTACGCTAGCGTGGTCGGTAACTTGAGCATGGGTGGCTATAACCCAGCACTTTATGACCAGATCGCGGCTGCTAATTTGGCACGCGATATTGCTGCCAAGGGCGGCACAACATTGGCTGATTATTATGGCAGTGGACCAGGCGATGCAACTGGTGACGCAGCGGCTGCTACTGCTGCCGACTCTGCTGCTGCTTCAGCTGCAAGTGCCACTGGCACAGCGCCTGGTAGTGATGGCACTCCAGGCTCTGGTGCGGCCATGGGTGGTCTGATTACCAGAGTTTTTGGTCCTGACCCTGCTGGTCCTGATGAGGGCCAAGTCAACATGATGCGCGGTGAATATGTGATCAAGAAGTCTTCAGTCAACAAGTACGGCAAGGGACTCTTGGACATGATCAATGAAGGCAAAGTGCCTGCCAAGAAAATGAAATCTTTACTCGGATAAGGTGGCAATATGTCAAAAGGTGGAACAACAACCTCAACAAGCTCCATTGATCCACAGATCAAAGAAGCATTCTTGGCCAACTTTCAGCAGGCCCAAGGGGTCGCTGGCGCTTTGCCGACTCAGCAGTTTGCCGGCTACAACCCAATGTATCAGGCAGGCGAGGAGGCTCTGGTCAACACCGGCCTTGCTGGCCCAGGCATTACTGGCACAGACTTGGCCGCACAAATGGCCGCTTATGGCGGTGTCTATCAGCCTGGTCAGATCACAGCGCAGCAGGCTAATTTAGGTCTTGGCCAAGGTGCAGGCACTATTGGCTCATACATGAATCCATTTACAGAACAGGTGCGCACCAACGCATTGGCTGACTTGGAATCTGCAAGACGCGCTGCCATCCAGCAGACTGGTGAACGCGCCACACAAGCCCGTGCATTTGGTGGATCACGCCAAGGTGTGGCAGAAAGCCTGACCAATGCTGGCTTTGCCAAGCAGGCCGCCAACCTTGGGGCAACATTAAACGAGCAAGCATTTAACCAGGCAGTGGCTTTGCAGGGTCAAGACATTGCACGCAGATCAGCAGCCGACATTGCCAATCAGCAAGCAGGCTTGCAAGGTGCGCAATTGAGGCTAGGCGGTGCAAGCCAGCTTGGCAATTTGGCTGCGCAGCAACAAGCCTTGCGTCTTGGTGGCGCTCAAGCGGTCATGGCCGCTGGTGGTGCGCGTCAGGCATTGGACCAGCAACAAATGGATGCGATCCGAAACATTGGTCTCCAGCGTCTTGGTGTGGTCCAGTCTTCACTTGGTGCGCAGCCTGCCAATCTTGGCATGGTGGCGACAACCCCGTACACCCAGAATGTCGGTGCTGGCCTATTAGGCGGTGCATTGGCTGGCTCTCAATTGGCTGGTGCAGCCGGATTGACAGCAGGCACTGGTGCTGGCCTTGGTGCATTGGCTGCGCTGATCTAACATGAGACAAAACCCAACCCCAGAGCCACAACGCTACGCTGACGCGCAGCTCATGGCTTTGCTTGATCCATCAAGCAAGCGTGACACCATCCTGATCACGCCTGGATCACCGATGCCCTCTCGCATCCCTGATGGTTTGACAGTGGCTGAAACAAGCCGAGGCATTGTGATCACCAGTGATCCAGCAAAGGTCAAGATTATTGACCAAGGGTCTGAGAAAGATGTGGGCATAGCGCTCTTTGGCTATGCATACGATCAGGCCAAGGGCTTTGACAATGTGGCGGTGGCC